AGTGTAAGGTACGATACCCCATGTTCTTCTAACTGGACCAGTTGCTGTAGAATCGTCTGTTCCTACACCGAATAGCATAGCATGCTCAAGATCCATCTTATGTTCCATAAGTTTTTCTTGGTATACTCTCATGTATTCGTTAGAAATTCCACGATATCTAGTAGCTAGAGCTGTACCAGAGAATAGAGGTACTGAGGTCTTAAAGATCTGACAGTATCCTTCTCTGTTGTAGAACTCGTCACTCCAACCTTCTGGGTCAGTTCCACCTTCAGCAAATGCTGAACCTACAACTTGACCTTTTACGTTGTCGTCAAAACGTAGCTTAGATGCACTTGCAGGTGTTTGAATACCTTTAGTTGCAGCGTCTGCTCCGTCAGCTGATCTAGTAGCCTTAAGCATTAACTTAAGGAATGTAGCTGCTTTAATTTTAGCTTTGCTAGAATCTGTAGCTTCTACTTCATCGATCTTGTAATATGCGATTGCTCCTACGTCACTTCCGTCTGAACCGTCAGCGTCGTATTCACATTCTATTGCAACAATTTGTCCTACTAATAGGAACTCAGGTGCAACGTTTGTTGATACCTCTCTACCAAATTTATCGTAGCCACAATCTACGTAGAAGTTATCTCCAGTAACAATAGCAAAAGCGTCTGTACCGTAGTCACCGATTACTTTAGCTGCTTGCATTTGGAAATTACGTCTCTGCCACTGATGTCTTTGCTCTAAGAACTTAAACACAGGGTCATCTGTAGGTTTCTTTGCGACATTGGATAAATAGGTGAAGAAAGGTGATTGTTGAGGAGCTAATTCAGCTACTCTTTCACCAAAGTTGAAAATTCGTCTATCAACATTGATGGAAGTACCCTGAACAGCTTCTCCTGGATTAATACTATATATGTTAGCCATCTTAATTCACTTCTCCTAGTTAAAATGGATTCTTCTTGTTAAAGTTTTGTATCATAGAATCCATCATATTATCTTCTGCTTTTTTAGATGACTGCACATTGACTCCAGCTTTTACCCCGATAGGTTTCGGTATTGACAGTTTTGACTTTTGTTGCATCATATTAGCCTGTTTTTGTAAGGCAGCATCACTAACTTGTGTAATCGTTTGACTACTTTGTTCTTGTGGTTGCGTGTTTATTCTATGCAATTTCACCAAATTGTCCAAAGACATTGATTCTGGTGCTGTCATTTTTACCATAAAATCATTAGCGTCTTCTAACGAATATCCATAATTGCGTTGTAGATCAGATACTAATTGAGCTTCTTGAGCTTGTTTCTTAGTCTTTTCTTCTAACGTACGCATAGATTGTATACGTTGCTCTTCTAATGATGAGGTATAATCTGCCATGTTTTCCATATATTCAGTTTGTTTAACTAAATATTTAGCACTTTTGCTATCTGGGTCAGCTATTGCCTCGGAATGATCGAAGTCAGCAGGCTTCTGAGGTTTAACAGGTTTTTCTAATTGAACTGTCTCCTCTTTCACTGGTTGCGCAGATGCTTTTTGAGCTGTCATAAGTTCATTAACTTGACTTTTTAACAGTTCTACTTCAGCTGCACG